CAACCAACTGGATTGAGGTCACAGAATGAGTAAGAAAGGAAACCGAATTGTCTAAGATTTCACTAACGCCTCATGCCTCGGGTACAGGCATCTTCACAGTTGCTTCACCTAACTCCAGTACCGATAGGACTCTGACGTTACCAGATGAAACAGGAACTGTTGTTTCTTCTGGAAGCAGTGCTGTCGTCACTGAAGCTATGTTAGCAGCAGCAGTTGTTCCTATAGGTGTTGGACAGACTTGGACAGATGTTTCATCAAGCAGATCACTCGCTACAAACTATACTAATAGTACTGGACGATCAATAACCTTTATTGTTAGTATTAGCTCAGGATCCTCTACTGGAGTAGGTTTCACAGCATCAGTAGATGGGGTTGTATTAGCAACTACACTAATAGCAGGCATTACTTCTAGCGATGTAGTAAACTCAACCATAGTTGTCCAAGATGGGGTTGTATATAGAGTAGACCAAACTGTAGGTAATGGTGGTATTACATCGTGGTTTGAGCTGAGATAAGGGATGAATTATGAAAAACTATAAAGATACTATAACAAATGAAGTTTACGCTTACGAGTCAAACGGTTCACAAGATCTATTTATAAAAGAAGGTCTAGTTCCTATTACTGATGCAGAGGCTGCTACTATACATTCAGATACTTATCAGATTATCCGAGATGCGATGACCTATTCAGAACTACGCAGAACTAAGTACAACCAACTCAATCAAGACGAGATGCGTTTTGATGACTTAGTTAACTCAACAACCACATGGCACGACGCTATTGTTGCTATCAAACTGGAGTATCCTAAATGAGTACTGTTAAGGTAACAGCATTAAAACATGAGAGTGCCGTTGTTGATAACATTACTCTAAACAGTGACGGTACATCTACGTTGGCAGGAAATCTAGTATTCAGTGATGCTAGTGTTCAGACGACAGCAGGTGATCTAACAGCTACGGAATTAAATGTAACAGGTTCCGCACCTATGTATGCTTGCAGGGCTTGGGTTAATTTCAACGGCATTGGGACGGTAGCTATTCGAGCCAGTGGGAATGTGAGTAGTATTACTGATAACGGGACTGGGGATTACACGGTTAATTTTACTACTGCGATGCAAGATGTTAATTATTCTGCATCTACTTCCGCAGCTTATTTCACCACTGGAGCTTCTGCAATGATAAGACAATCGTCTGTAATAACCCCCTTTTTAACGACATCAGTGCGTATAAACACGGGATATTCATACCCTTCAGGTTATAGCATGCAAGATACAGCAGCTGGTCAACTTACAATCTTCCGCTAAAAGGAACAATATGAAAAGAATTATATATCAAACAGATGAAGGTGGTGTTGCCATCATTGTCCCCGCCGACTGTGGACTGACCATCGAACAGATTGCAGCCAAAGACGTACCTGACGGCAAGCCTTACAGCATCGTGGACGTTGCAGACATTCCAACAGACCGCACTTTCCGCAACGCATGGGAGATGACATGATTACAGTAAACATCAGCAAAGCAAAAGACATTGCACATAATGTTCGCCGATCTGCTCGCTCAGTTGAGTTTGCTCCGCTGGACATTAAAGCAACCATTCCATCAGAGGCTGTAGTTGCTGAAGAAGCCCGTGTTATTATCCGAACAAAGTATAACGATATGCAAATAGCTATTGATGCCGCAAGCACAACAGACGCAATCAAAGCTGCAATGCCAACTAAAGTATCCTAAATGAAACGTAACTTGTTTAACGAGTTGAAAGAAGCTTTCAAAGCGCTTACCGAGAGGAAACTAAAATGACCACCTGGGACGTTGTACAACTAGATAGCAAGACATTTGTAACAAACGTACACTGGACATGCTCAGACGCTGACGGTGAGTTCAGTAGCCATGCTGAGGATGTAGTAGCCTCTCAGATTGCATTCTCTAAAGAACCTGTAACATCTTGGTAACAAGAGATGGCTCGATTAAAACTAGAAACCACACGCCCGCTACCTAAACGCAGTAAGTTAAGTAGACGTAAAAAGAAAATCAGGATCGCTAAGAAACGATCTAACTCGAGGTAAAGTATGAAAGATCCTAAACTAGAAAGAGCAGGTGTATCAGGCTTTAACAAACCTAAACGTACACCCAGTCATCCTAAGAAGTCTCATGTTGTTGTGGCTAAAGAAGGCGACAAGATTAAAACTATTAGGTTTGGTCAGCAGGGTGTGACAGGTGACAAACAAGCAACCCCTAGACAAAAGTCATTTAAAGCCAGACACGCTAAGAACATAGCCAAAGGTAAAATGTCAGCAGCTTACTGGGCAGATAAGGAGAAATGGTAATGGCTAAAGGATTATACGCAAACATTCATGCTAAACGTGAACGCATTAAAGCAGGTTCTGATGAACGTATGAGAAAAGTAGGTAGTCCTGGTGCGCCTACGAATAAGGCATTTAAGAAAGCTAAACGTACTGTTAAGAAAAAGGCTACTTGATGGACAACAGCAACGACAAGCAGTTAGGTAGACTCGAAGCTCAGGTAGAATCTCTACAGCGTCAGATGGAGCAGTTAAGCATAGACGTTAGATGTCTGTCTAATCTGATGTCTAAGTGGAAGGGTGCAGGTGTTTTACTGCTTATTCTAGGTGCTTCCTTCGGATGGCTTGTTGATCTTATCATTAAGAAATGAACATAAAGTACTTGACTTTACTATCAGTCTGTGGTATAATGCTTCTTCAAGGTTGTAGTGCTTTAGGTCTTGTAAAGGCAGTTCTACCAGGTAACTCAGGTACTAATGTTAATGCTAATGCTCAAGTAGGAAAAGAGAACACACAACAAGTAGTTGCTAATCAGCAGAACACCAAGATCGAAGGTGAGAATGTTAATGTAAGTCAGAAGGAAACTGACACCAGCATTAATACATCAAAGGTAGACAGTCTAGTGCAGAATAACACTAACGTACCCATGTGGTATTTATTGTTATTGGTACTAGGTTGGTTATTACCCAGCCCTCAAGAGATATGGGCAGGCTTTGTCAACTCAATAGAGAGATTAATTCATGGCAAGAAACGTAACAGCCGTAAAAACAAGAACAAACGATAGCGCAAAGGTTGATATGTATACTGTACCAGCAAAGAATACTGCTGAGATACACATGATTTATATCTTAGCCAGTGCTGGTAACGAAGATGCTGACTTGTATTGGTACGACAGTGCTACAACAACAGAGTACCCACTAGCTCACGCTAAAACATTACAGTCTACTAACGGTGAGTATTTATTGCTAAATAACTTACAGATAGATTTAAAAGAAAACGACATACTCAGAGTAAAGAATAGTGGCACAAGCAGCACCATAACTTACATGGTCAGCATGAATTTAGCACCTTCAATCACAACACAATTCCATAACTAAGGAGATAACAATGTACGGATACGGTAAAAAGAAGAAAGCACCTGCACCTCGACCAAAACCTAAGCCTAAGAAGTAATGGCTAAGGGTGTAAAGCATTACTTAAAAGAAGGAAAAACTTGGTCAGGTAACTACCACAAAATGCCTGACGGTAAGTTACATACTAACAAGTCACATACAGCGACCAGTAAACCTTTGTATCATTACGGTGATCTTTCAGCTACTGCGAAGAAGAAAGCTAGAGGATAAGAATGAATTATTTAGAAGTTGTCAACAATGTATTAGTAAGACTGAGAGAGGCTGAAGTAACTGCTCCGACAGATACGCCTTACTCTAAACTAATCAGCACCTTTGTTAATGATGCTAAGAGACTGGTAGAAGATTCTTTTCAGTGGAACGTATTGACAGAAACACTAACAGTCACTACCTCTAATGATCTCTTTAACTACGTCCTTACAGGGGCGGGTCAACGCTTTAGGGTGATGGATGTTATTCACGCTGAAGAAGACTACTTCTTAAACCCTAAGACCTCTAGTCAGATGAACTCGTTTCTATTGAACAACAACCCACAAAGAGGCAGCCCAACATTCTATAACTTCAATGGTGTAGACGTTAATGGGGACACACAGGTAGATTTATTTCCTATCCCTAATGGAATACAAAACATTTACTTTAACTTATACAAACCACAACCTGCACTAACAGATGCTTCAACTACCTTACTGGTTCCCAGTGAGCCTGTTATTAAATATGCCTATGCAATGGCTGTAGCAGAGCGTGGTGAAGACGGAGGACTATCAGTACAAGATGCATCAGCATTGGCTGATCTATCACTAGCAGACCACATAGCTATGGCTGAGAGCAGACAGAACGACCAGTACATCTGGGCAGCAGTATAATGGCAGGTCGACTACAGTCCTCTTCAATATCAGCACCAGGCTTTCTTGGTGTTAATACACAGGAGAGTAGTGTTGATTTATCTTCTGGTTATGCGCTAGAAGCCTACAACTGTGTGATTGATAAGTTTGGTAGGATTGGAGCCAGGCGTGGATGGACTAAAGTAAACAGTGCTTTAAATACTGACTTAGCTTCTAACAAAGTAGAGTTCTTGTACAACCTTCCTAACCCTGATGTTACATTCGCAGGTGGTAACAATAAATTATTCACACGAGCAGGTGGTTCTGCTACCTTAGTTACTGCTGTTGACGGTACAGTAGCTGACGTAGCAGGCACAGGTACAACTGCTTACACTATTACAGCTAACGAATGGATGGGTGCTAGTATTGTATTTGGTGAAGGACCAACTGCTAAACCTCATGCTTACTTAGCACAAGCCGGACACCTCCCTTTAGTCTATCATCAGCTTGGAGCAGATCATGCACATACAGGTGCTTATGGTTTTAACTTACTTAGCGATGCTGGATCGGTCCCTACTACTTATGCTTCTGCTAGTGATTTTAAGCCTAACATAGTTATAGGTGCTTACGGTAGAACATGGTGGGCTGACATTGCTAACGATAAACAAACACTATATTTCAGTGCTTTACTCGATGGTACTAACTTAGCAACAGGTGACTCAGGTTACTTGTCATTGGTTGATGTCTTTCCTAACGGAGATGAGATAGTAGGTATTGCACCGCACAACGGTTTCTTAATTATATTTGGTAAAAGAAACATTGCTATCTACGCTAATCCTATTGATGTAACTACACTGGTATTGTCTGATTTAGTTGCTAACATCGGTTGTATTGCTAGAGACAGTATTGTCAACACAGGTACAGACGTTATGTTCTTGTCTGAGTCTGGTGTAAGAAGTCTGTCACGAGTTATCCAAGAAAAGTCAGCACCTATCAATGATGTATCGTTTAATGTTAGGGATGAGCTAGTAGCTTTTGTAGAGTCAGAAACCAACAGAGAAAAGATTAAAGCTACCTACTATCCTAAAGATGCTTTCTATCTGTTAACACTGCCAACATCTAAGTATGTTTATTGCTTTGATCTAAGAGGCAGACTAGAGAATGGAGCAGCACGGGTAACCATCTGGGATGGTATTGAACCTGCAGCATTACACGTTACCTACACAGGTGATTTGTTTGTAGGTAAAGAAGGTTACATAGGTAAGTACTTTGGATTTACAGACAACGCAGATACATACAGACTCAGGTACTACACAAACTTCTTTGACTTAGGTGCGCCTACTTCATTAAAGTTTCTAAAGAAAGCTAACTTTGTAATTGTAGGCGGTATCGGACAAAACGTAGCTTTAAAGTATGGCTTTGATTATATCAACTCATACCGTTCTATAACTAAACAACTGAGAACAGGAACAGTATTTCAATATAATATCGGTGAGTACGCTATTGCAGAATACTCTAGTGGTCTAGTGTTAGAAGAAGTTCAGTCAAACTTAGGTGGTTCTGGTTCTATTATGCAGTTAGGTTTTGAAGCAGATATAAACACTGCTCCACTGTCAATACAAAAGATAGATATTTATGTTAAAGCAGGTAAAACAATTTAAGGACAAGTATGAGTAACTATACAAAAGCAACTAACTTTGCACAGAAAGATGGACTATCATCGGGTGATCCAAATAAGATTATTAAAGGTTCAGAGATTGATGCAGAGTATAACGCTATTGCTGCTGCTATCCAATCTAAAGCTAATCTAGATGGTCCTACATTTACGGGAACACCTAACACTCCTACAGCTACTGCTGGTACATCCAGCACACAGATAGCTTCTACTGCTTTTGTTACAAGTGCTGTAACTACCGCTACTGGTAGTTTGGGTACTATGTCTACACAGAACGCAGGTGCGGTAGCGATTACTGGAGGTACACTGACTGGGGTTACTGTAGGTGGCCTGACTATTGGTACTAATGCAGCAGGAACAAGGACTGTTTCTACAGCATCTCCTTCAGGTGGATCAAACGGTGACATCTGGTATAAATACTAATGACTTTACACGTTAACAATGCAGGAAGTTTTATAGAGCCTGACGAAGTTTTTGTCAAGGACGGTGGTGTATGGAGAACCATCAAAGAGACTCATGTTAATGACAATGGAACATGGAGAAAGATTTTTCCTGTAGCCGGTAATCAAACATTTACTTCAGGGACTTCATCATTTGTAGTTCCTCAGGGTGTGTATTCAATAAACACAACTCTTATTGTAGGCGGTGGAGGCGGTGGTGCTTCTCTTTGGTTTTGTGGTGACGGTCACTCAGGAGAAGGTGGAGGTTCCGGTGGATATAGGCAGAACGTAAGTATATCAACCACACCAGGTGAAACTTTAACAATGACTGTAGGTGCAGGCGGAGCTGGTGGAAATTTCCCAGGTGTTTGTGCAGGTTCTGCGGTAGGTGCTAGTGGAGGTACTTCTTCAATAAAGAGAGGTGCTACTGCACTAACAGACGCTACTGGTGGTATTAGAGGTGATACGTTTAACAGTAATTGGAGTTTTGGTGCTGGTGTTGGTGGCCCTGGTGGTTCTCCAAACGGTGTAGCTGGTTCTGGTTCTCCAGGATTTTATAGTAACAATCAAAATGGCCCTGGAGGAAGTAACGGAACAGGTTATGGTACTGGCGGTATTGGTAGCGGTGGTGGTACTGGTAGCGGTGGTGGTGTAGGAATAATACAAATATCATGGTAACAGAGTTTGTAGATAAAGAGACACAAGATAAACGTAAAAGTATTTGTAATGTGTGTGACCAGAGTAAGTTAGGATTTTGTACAGAGTGTGGTTGTGTGATTATTACAAAAGTTATGTGG